CTTCGCTGCTGTGATTTCCTCTGTCATCTTCTGCGTTGTAGCATAGCTTTCCAGCTGCTTATCAGTATATTTCTTTGTTTCATCTGCCGCAGCTTTAGCTGCATCCGCTGCCACCTGTTCTGCTGCATTCGTCTGCAAGTAGGTATCAGACACATCCTTCAGGATTTCTGTCTTCATGCCTTCCATTTGCAGCTGTATCTCTTCGCTGGTGATGTCCGATTCCTTGTCCACGGTCTCTGTGGTGTTCGCCGCTGCTGTCGCAGTCGCTTCAGCCACAGCTTCGTCCTTCGTCTCCTTCTGGACATCCGTGAAGGTCTTCTTCGCTGTGGACAGCTGGCAGGTGTTGTCTTCCGGTGCATCAGGATATTCTGTGATTTTTACAATGCGCATCTTCTCTCTGATGTTCCTTGTCTTCGACACAAGCGTCACCGTGTCGCCCAGACTGTATGCCAGAATGTCGCTGTATTCCTCTGATGCTTTTGCAAGGTCAATCACATCCGCTTCATAGGACACCACTGGTCTGCATATCTCTGCCAGTTTCAGCCTTGCATCCTCTTCCAGCGATGCAGGCTGCGTGTATCTTTCATCCTTCCAGACCTTCATCAATGGCTTGCTGCTGTATGAATAGTCTTCCACATAGTCCTTGCCATCGACATTGATTGTGATTCCGTTCTTTCCCACTGGCTTCAGCTGTGTGTAGAATTCAGTGGTCTTCATGGTGTAGGAAGGCGGCTGCCGCAAGTTCACCGCTTCCATGAAGTACACACCCTTGTCTTCTCCTATCTGTTCATAGATGTCGATGACCTTTGTCTTCGTGTGATACTCCACTTCCACCTTGTATGTGCTTATAATCTGCTCGATGATATTCAGCACCGTGCAGACATTGTCTTTCCTGATAGTTCTCTTCTTTGTAATGTCACATGCGCCCACTGTCCAGCCTGTTCCCTGAAGTGCCACTGCCAGACATTCCCTGATGGTCTTCTCCACCGTCTCGAAGGATGCCCACTGCTTTCCTTGAAGCTCTTCCAGATTCAGCTGTGCGGTGTACTTCATGTACTGCTTCGATGTCCCTACTTCCTTCAGGACAAATTCATCGTCCTTCGTGATGATGTACACTTCATTCTTCAGATGCTGCACCGCAGGCTCATTCTTCGGACACTGGAAGGACAGCTTCTTGTCTCCATCAGACAGTGTCTTCGTCACTGACAGCTTCGTGTAGTGCTGAAGCAGGCACAGTCTGATTCGGTCTTGTGAATATACCTGCATCCGCTTCCCTCCTTATAGCCACATCGGGCTGTATCTGATTGTGATGTCGCACTTGTCGCTGCTGAATGTGATGGTGTATTCCTGACCGTTCACCAGCTTCGGAAATTCCCAGATGTCACAGTCTGCGAATTTGTTTGCGCCATCCTGTGTGACTGTTCCTTTTTCTCCGTTGATGATGACTGCCTTGCCCTTTTCCAAGTTCGTCAGCACGATGTCATCCTCTCCGAATCCTGTGATGGTGTATTCCTGAAGGTCTGTCTGCGGCAGCACCTCCACGATGCAAGGTGTCTTCCTTGTCCCCAGCGCAGTGAATTTCGCCTGCACTGCTGACTTGTATGTATTCACCACCTGCTTGTCCATCAGATAGCCATTGAATTGAAGCGTCAGGATGTATCTGTTGCTCTGCTTCGTCTTCTTCAGGCTGTTTGATGTGATGTCTCCGGCATAGATGCCCTTGTAGCCATCCAGCTGAAGATTCACACGGTGCGTCATCAGGGACAGGAATTCAGACACCGCCCTGATGATTGCACTTCGTCCACTTCCCCTGAAAAGGATTTCCAGCTTCAGCGTTCCATACTGCACTTCTGTGTCATACTGGTGCGGTGTGACCGCACCTTCTGCCCACTCTGTATTGTTTTTGAAGGAAGCAGCCTGCATGTCCACAGTCAGCTGCTTCGCATTGAACTTTCTGATGTCTATGTCATTGACCTTCATGGCTACCTCCTTCTGTCGTACTCTTCCACGATTTTGTCTGCCACAAGCTCTGTGGTCTTCTCTGCAATCACTTCGCCATCCATCTCATTGACCACAGTCACCACGATTCTGTATGACTGCTGAAGCTGCTCGAATTTGTTGTCAAGCATCGCAGACAGTGCTGTGTAGAATGGCGCAAGCGGAAGGATTGCTTCATCGCCTGCTTCGCCACCTGCAAAAAGCGTCTGTCCCTGACCTCCGAAGATGGTCGGTTGTGTCATGATACCACCTGCTTTGTACCAGCTCACACTGAAGTGTGGGATGGAAGGCGGTGACAAGCTGAAGCTGCCGCTGATTGATACATGTGGCAGTTTGAGCTTCGGAAGCGACCAGCTGAAGTTAAACTTCGACTTGATGGCATCAATCGCACTGCTGACCGCAGACTTTGCTGCGTTTATTGGTGTCTGGATAGCATTCTTGATACTGTTCCACACCGATGTCACCGTACTCTTCACGGAATTGAAGACAGATGCCACTGTACTCTTGATGCTGTTCAGTGCCGATGACACCGCAGACTTTGCTGCATTGATAGGTGTTGTAATAGCATTCTTGATGCTGTTCCACGCTGATGTCACCGTACTCTTCACAGAATTGAAGATGGATGTCACTGTACTCTTCACCGCATTGAATACGCTTGTGACCGTTGTCTTGATGGTATTCACCACCGTGCTGATTGTGGTCTGAATTGCATTCCACACCGTTGTCAGCGTTGTCTTGATGGCATTTATCACGGTTGTGATTGTTGTCTTGATGGCATTCCACACTGTTGTCAGCTTCGTCTGGATGTTGGTCATCACCGTGCTGACCGTTGTGCTGATAGTATTCCATGTTGTCGTGAAGAATGTGCTGATTGCTGTCCATATTGTAGTGAAGAATGTGCTGACTGCTGTCCAGACCGTGTTGATGGTTGTGCTGATTGCTGTCAGTGCATTGCCCACTGTGGTCTTGATGGCTTCCCATGCTTCCATGATGATGCCCTTGCAATTCTCCCAGATGAATCTGAATGGAATTGTTATCAGCTCGAAGGCGAATGTTATCAGCTCCACTATAAACATAATAGCCACCTGAATCGCATTCGTGATGTTCTGCCACACCGTCTGAATGGTATTCCAGCACGATGTGAAGATGTTTGTGATGGATGTCCAGATATTCGTCAGCCATGTGGACACTGTCGTGTAGATGGTGTTCCAGATGTTGCTGAAGAATCCTGCAATGCCATTCCATACCGTTTCTATTGCTGGCTTGATTAAATTCCACACCGATGTCAGAAGCTGCTGGATTGCTGTCAACGCACCACTGAAGATGCTCTTGATTGCTTCCCAGATGCCACTGAAGATGCCCTTGATGCCTTCGCCTGCTGTTGTCAGGTCAAGTGTGAATACACCCACAATGAAGTCGATGACACCCTGAAATGCGGTCTTTAATCCACTAATGATTCCACCGACTGCTGTGAATACCGTCTGGAATATAGGAAGCAGTGTCGCTGTCAGCCAGTCCACCACACCCTTCAGGACATTGTCCCACAGCCACTGAAATACATTGATGACTGCATTCACGACCGGAATCACCGTCACGTTGAAGATGGTCGCCAGACCTTCCCATGCCGACATCACCGTGGACATAATGAAGTCCGCAAGCGGCACAAGCACTGTATTCCACAGCATCGTCAATGTTGTCGCTAAAAACTGCACCACTGGCTCTAATACACTACCGATGAATGTCCCCAGCGGACGCAGCACATTCTCCCACAAATTCTTGAAGGTACTGGTCAGTGTCGGAAGCACCGTTCCTGCCAGCCATTCCAGTGCTGGAATCAGGATGTCCTGCCATGCGCTTGTCAGTGCGCCCATGATAAAATCACCAAGTGGCTGAAGAATCTTCATCAGTCCGTCCCATGCTGCCTGAAGGTCAGGAAGCACCGTGCCTGATATGTATTCAAGTGCTGGCTGAAGATTCATCTTGAAGGTGTTCCAGACATTCACAAGGGATGCCTGCACTTCTTCATTTGTGATGGCTACATACGCAAGCCCCGCCACCAGTGCTGCCACAGCTGCCACTGCAATTCCCACAGGGCTTGTAATCGCCGCCAGAATTGTCCCGAAGCCGCCTGTCGCAGCTCCTGCTGCGCCTGCTGCCGCTCCGCTTCCTGCAAGTGCAGCTGATAATGTGCCAAGTGCTGAAGACACGGATGCGCTGAATGTTATCAACTTACCGACTACCAGCAGCACAGGTCCTATGGCAGCCGCCGCTCCTGCGAATGCAAGGATGGTCTTCTGCGTACCTTCGTCCAAGGCAAGGAATTTGCTTGCAAGTCCGTCAAGCCATTCGACCGCCTGCTTCACATACGGAATCAGCATCGTGCCGATTTTGATGGATATTGATTCCAGCGTGCCGGATAGGGATTCCATCTGTCCCTTCAGATTGTTCTGCATCGTTGCAGCCATTTCCGCAGCTGCTCCGTCACAGTTCATGTAGTCTTCTGTCAGTGCTTCCACACCGTCAGCACCTGCTTCCATCAATGCAAGCATTCCAGACAGTGATTCCTGTCCGAAGATAGTCACAAGTGCATTGTTTCGCTGTTCATCGGTCAAGCCGCCCAGCTTTTCCTGAAGCATCCCTGTCATATCTTTCAGGGACAGCATTTTCCCTTCGCTATCAAAGAAGGACAGCCCCAGCTCGTCCATTTTGTTCTGCATCTGTTCTGTCGGCTTTGCCAGTCTTGACATCGCTCCACGAAGCGCAGTGCCTGCCTGACTGCCCTTGATGCCTGAATTCGCCATGATACCGATTGCTGCGGCACATTCCTCGAAGCTGATTCCCATTGCTGCCGCCACAGGTGCGACATACTTCATCGCTTCTCCGGTGTCAGCCACTGCTGCATTCGTCTGTGCTGCGTTCCTTGCCAGTACATCTGCTACATGTCCAGCTTCAGATGCTTCCAGACCGAATCCTCGCAGCGTGGATGCTGCGATGTCCGCACTGGCTGCAAGTTCTTCGCCTGATGATGCTGCAAGGTCAAGCATTCCGGGCATTGCTTCCATGATTTCCTCTACTGTGAAGCCTGCGCTTGCAAGGTTTTCCATACCCTCTGCTGCTTCCAGTGCTGAAAATGATGTGTTGCCGCCCAGCTCGATTGCCTGCTGCGATAACGCTTCAAAACTCTCACCAGTCGCTCCGCTTATCGCCTGCACTCTCGACATCTGGCTCTCGAAGTCAGCTGCGGTCTTGACGGACGCTGTTGCCACTGCCGCCACTGCACCAGTGACCACCATCATCTTTTCACCTGCGTCCGTTACTGCTTCACCGACTTTTCCAGCCTTCTCTGCATATTCATCGAAGCCCTGTCTGGCAAGCTCTGCATTGACATCACGCAGCTGGACTTCCAACTGTGCCAATGCTGCTTCGGACTGTGACACCGCTGCCGACTGTTGCGCCAGTGCAGTCTCCTGTCTTCCGATGGACTTCTCTGTATTTGCAAGCTGACTTTCCAACTTCGTCAGCTCTTCTTTCAGCTTCTTTGATTCTTCCGAATTCTTTCCAGTGGCTTCGCAGCTGTCATCGTATGCCCGCTTCGCTGCTTCCACCTTGCCCTTCAGCTCTTCATGCTTCTGCTTTGTCTTCTGAAGATTCGTCTGAAGGTCTTCATAACGCTGTTTTGCATTTGCTACCGATGTGCGCTGTACATCCATCTTGTTGGTCAGTTCTGTGACCTTCGCCTTCAGCCCATCCATCTCTGAACCTGTCAGCTTCGCCTGCGCCGCTGCAAGACTGTATTCACTTGTCAGCTCTTTCATCTGTGCAGCTGCCTGCTTCATCGCCTGCTGGTATTCAGCTGTTGATGCGCCGATTCTTATTGATGCCTGCGCCATTCACGCACACCTCCCTCTGTCTATTTCTCGTTGATTGTTGCTATCTCGAAAGAGACATAGTCCAGAAGGCTCATAATGTCGGATTCCATGCACTGCGTGTATGAATTATTGAATGACCGGATGCACAGCTTCACCACTCTGTCCAGATTCTCCCTGCACACTTTCCAGACGCTTCCTTTGCTTTCTATCTCGTTGTAGCCATTTTCTTCGTCATATTCGTCAAAAGCTGAAGGCTCTTGCTGCTCTGGATGCTCTGGATTCAGGTCAAGGAATTTCTTCGTGATGACATCCTGCATGACGAAGTGGATGATTTTCGCTGCTGCCAGCTGTTCTTCCACATCTGCCTTCGCCAGTTCCCTGTCTGTCACCTTGAAGACATCCTTCAGGATGCGTCCATTGAATCTGAATGCGTCTGCTGCGCTCTCTCCGTTGTTCTGCTCCATGACTTCCGTGTATCGTCTGTACATTTGAGCAGTCACTGATGTGCGGACATGTTCATTCTGCCCGCACATCAGCGTCAATTCCGGCACTACTTGCCATTCGTAAAATTTGCCTGAAATGCTTCCACCTTACCATTCACATTTTCACCCACACCGATTTCCACCGCTGCAAATTCCATGATGATTCCGGTCACACCCAGACCTGTCTCTTTGTCTTTCAGCTCTTCGACTGTGAATTGATGATTGTACAACTCCACAATGCAGTCCATCATGTCCTTGAATTGCTTCGCTGTGTACAAGCCTGTCTTCTTCTCTGTTCCCATGATGTCATCACGGACTTCCAGATAGTGAAGATATGCGTCAATGTCCAATTCCTTCGGCAAGTGGTATTCCTTACCTCCCACGATTACGCTGTGTTTTTTTGTTTTAGCTGCTGCCATTTTCCTGCCCTCCTATGGTTTATTGAATATTAGTTGCCCTACTCTTCAGCCGCTGCTGCGACCTCTTCTTTGCTCTCCTGCACTTTTGCAAACCAGTCAGCGATTGCTGCCTTTGCTGTTGCATGTTCTTCCAGAAGGTTGCCTTCATCGACTGCAATCTGATAATTGCCATCAATGGCTCTTTCGTAGAAGCTGCCCTTCAATGTTGCGGTCTGTGTAGTTACCTTGTCCGCTTCGGTCTCGTAGTTGTCATCGAAGCCCTGACCGAATCTGCCGACATAAAGCCATACAAATTCATACTTGCCATTGAGCTTCTTCGCACGATAGCCGACTGCGACCTCCGGTGCTTTGTCATCCTTATTCTTCACAAGGAATCCGTTTTCATAAAGATGACCGAAGAGAAGTTTCTTGTCCTGCGGCGCAAGCGCATTCACCTCGAATTCCACTTCAGTGCCTTCGTACATTTCAGTCACATCTTCCACTCCGTCATCGGAATAGATTTTCTCGATGCTGAATTTATCAGACACCTTGCCGCTGATTGCTCTTGCCAGCTTCACAGGTGTGTCAGTCACATACTGTGTCGCTGTGTTTGCAGTTACTAATGCCACATAGATGTCCCTGAAGGACTTCGTGCGGCTTCTGACGATAGTCTTTGCTGCGTCACTCATTGTCTTATTCCTCCATTTCTTCTGCTTCCTGCGCATACATGAAGCGCATCGCATTTATAAATACTTTTGTGTCGGTTTCCAGCTCATCATTGCCGCCCATGTAGTAGAAGCCAGCTTTCTTCATCAATCTCTTGATTCGTGCCTTCAGTCGTATCTGGTCTCTGTCTGACCAGATATTCACCTGCACTGAAGCCACATTGACTTCTGGCATATCGTCCGCATGTGCGCCATCGTAGTCACCCAGCGACCACAATGTGATGTGCTTTGTCTTTGCATTTTTGTCGTACCAGCCCTGCTCCACGCTTATTCCTTCACTTGATATGGGCTTCAGGGCTTCTGCTGCCAGTGATATGATGTCCACCCTTGTCAACCTCCTATCTTGTCATTCAGCAGTTGCTGATATTCTTTCTCTGCTATTATGGAATAGCTGCTGTCGCATTCCTTCAGCGTGTTGTAGATGAAGTCCTGCGGTGGCTGCTTCGTTGTTCCCCATTCAACGAATTTCATGTAGAAGAAGTTTTCTGCATCGCCCAGTAGCGTCCATCCGACT